CGCCAGGTTGGCAATTCAAAATGTGGCTTTTCCGGAAAACTAGAGTTGGGACTGCCAAGCCAGGTCAAGCCAGCAGCGACACCGAGCTCTCCGATCTGCTCCCAAATCGGATCGCTGCCATTCCAGTCCGGCTTGCCGTTGACCATCGGCACGATGTCGAGTGCCAGGCCGTAGTTGTGCGCGCTCTGGCCGGCCTTCGCGTTCGTGACAATGTGCCCGGGCTTGGTGCGCCCCTGAGCATAGAGCGCCGTTTGCTCGTCGTTCGATCGAAGCGTGCACGTCACAATGAGATCGGCGCCGGCGGCCGCGCAAGATGCCAGGAACGCATCGACCTGCGGCCGCACGTCGGGCCGAAGATCGTCCAAGCTGCGGGAGCTCACAGTTTCTTTTCGGCGGCTGCAACGTCCGTCGCGACTTCGTTGACGACGCCGGCGGCCTTGGCCTTCGCGCCGCGCACTTCCGTGATGAGCGTGGTCACTTCCGTTTTGAGCGCCGCATATTCAGCCTTTCCAGCCGCGCCGAACTTCGCCTCGAGCACGATGCCGAGCAGCAGGCAGGCAATACCAACAACGATTGTTAACATGGGATTTGCTCCTTTGATTTAAAACCCGCGGCCGGCGCCGAAGGGCTGAAAGACGGGGTAATAGGGCGGCCCGGATTCCCAGCCGACCTTGATGTAGTGCCCTGACTTGATGTCATCAGGCGTCGAAGTCCACCAGTGATAGATGAGCGGGCGACCAGGGCCTGCTACGCCACGCACAAGACGAAGGTCCGCGACGGGATTGCGCCATGCGAGCCAGACGTAGCGCGCCCACCAGGTCTTGCCGGGATCGCCGTCATCTGCGTTCCACCACAACCAAGTGCCTTTGGCGAGCGCCGGCCAGAGGCAAATGAACCAGCCAAGCGCCATCAGCGGCACGTTGACGAACTCGATCAACGCAAAGAACGGCCACCAGATCAGTGCGCGCATCTTCCCGCCAGAACGATCGCGGAAACGATGGCCAAAATGATCACGATCCGGACCCAGCCCGGAGCATTTAAGAAAGGTCCCATTGATTTATTCCTTCAGGTCAGATCGAAGTGAGACGATTTCATCGTTGATCGCTTTTAAGCGCCCGATTCCGCCGATCGGATCGAGCATGGCCTCACGGACCGCGCGATGCTGCGAGGCCTCGAGGATTGCGATGCGCGCGTACGCAGTCCGGCGCCGTTCGATCTTCGCCATGGCCTCAGGATTTAAGTTCCAGGTCTTGGTCGGCTCATCCCAAACGTGCTCGGCCGAGGGCGGTAGCGGCTGGTAGTCAATGACTTCCTTCGTCTCGACATTCACGCGCTTGCGCATGTGATCGTGGTGGCCGTCGATCGCGATGTGGTCGGGAGGCACGTTGTTGGCGAGCTGCGAATCATCATCAGTCGAGAACTTGCAAGGGTGGAGCAAGCCGGTTTCCTTGTGGAAAAAGCTGTAATGCTTCATCGCTTGATAGCCTCGGCCTTGATGGTCGCTTGATTAATATTCACGAAGGCGGTGATACCGCCGGACGCCTCTGCGGTCAGGTAATAAGTCTGCGTCGTATTGGCCGCCAGCGAGTACGTCTGCTCGGTGGCGAATACACCCTGCTGCGTCGACGACAGCGGCTGAATTTGGATCTGCGTTGAGCCCAGGAAATTACCGCCGGTTGTGTTGAGTGCGTATGTCAACACGTTGGCGGCAGTCGAACCATTTGACCAATAGCCGGTCGCGGTGACCACCACCGTCGTCGCATATGGGAACGGCCCAACCGTAACGCTGGTAATAGTGTTTGCCGTGCCCGTGGACGTGGTCGCACCGGTCACTGACGCTGTGACAATTGTGGTCGCCGCATTGAGGCCAAGCCCGGTCGTATCCCTTAGGGGAATCAACTGGCCCGGGCCGAACTCAAGGGAGTTCACGGCTACCGGCGCATTGTCCGCCAGGCCGATATTCGCAAAATAGGTTTTTCCGGCTATCGCAACGGTGCGAATAGCAGTGACGGTGTCGTTCTGAAAATACCGAATGTTTGAGCCGTCGTAAGTAATTGCGAGTAAATCGGTGATCGCATACGCGCCGATCGTCGCGACGTTTGTGCCACTCTCGCGCAAGATCAGCGTACCCGCATTCAAATAGAGCGAGAAGTCCTGCGACGAGCCCGGCGAGCCAGGAATCGATTGGGAAAGACCGACGAAGGTCTGCCCAGTCAGCGTGTTTGGCTTGCAGACGATGTGACAGGTCGGATACGTGTTGATGCTGTAGATATCGGAATCGACCGTGCTTGCCGCGCCGCCGGTCTTGAGCACATTCTCATCTGTGACTTGCGCAAAGCCGCGCGCGATCCAGATCGATGGGGTCACCAGCCCATAGGGAGTGAACGAAATGTTCGTAAACGCTTCGGTTGGGAACGCCGTGCTGTTGTCGAAGAAATCCCCGAATAGAAACAGCGGCCCGGCGTTTGGAAAGTATTCCTGATGGACCAGCGCGCCATTGCGCCACCAACGGAACGTGAAATTATCGTAGGTGATCGAAAATACGTCGGTCGCCAATGGCGTTGAGCCAAAGATGCCGATGTTCGCGCCGTTGAAAAGAATGTCGCAGCGAGTGCTGCCGCCGCGCGCGTACCATCCCGCCATGAAATGAAGCGTGCCGGTCGTATCACCGGTCGCCGGCGCGGTCGAGAATCCGAGAGATAGCGCATCGGTGCTTGCCGTGACACTGAAGGACACCTGCGCGCCGTTGTTATAGCTCTCCGCGCTTTGGAAGCACCGCGAACCCCAGGCGGAAGTTGCCGCCTGCGAATTCGGTTTAACGGTGGTGCCAGCCACCGCAACGTTTGCCGACATCGGCGTGAGCGTGAACGGGGTCGCCACTTGCGTCGATGAATTAAACGAGAGCCCGTAGACAGAAGCGCCTGGATCAAAGAAACAGCTCTGCATGAAGAAAGTCTGATTCGCGATCGGCACCGAGCGGACGAGCACGCCGGCGATGTAGTACTGCACGTGCTTGCCGTCGTAGAGAATCTGCAGCAGCGTCGAGGTCGTATAGCTGGTCGCGAAGGTGCCGACGAGCGAGCCAGCCTCATAGATCTGCAGGTTCGCCCCGTTCAAATAAAAGGCGTACGCGAGGTTCGTGTAGTTAGTCGGACCGGTCAGATTGTTCGCAGGGTTCGTGGTCAACCCCACCATCACCCTGGTCAAAAGCGTCGTCGTGCTCGGATAACTCGGATAGAACTGCACCGAGCAGCCGCCACTGAAGGACTGGCCCGAATAGACGCACGAATCCCAGGCAGAAGCGGCAGAGGTCTGCTTCACGGCGGACGTCGGCCCGAATACCGTGCAGGCGCCGGCGGCGAGTATCGTCGAGGGCGAGGTCGCGTTATAGGCCGACACGCTCACCGACGGGGTGTAGCTGTACGCGGTCGCGGAGGCCAAGGATTCCTCGGCGCGGCTGTAGATGTTGAAGCTGGTGAACTTGAAGTACATCGGCACGCCGAGATACCCCGGGTCCAGATCGAACCTGAAGACGTTCGCGTCCAAGCGCATGAACTGCGCGCCGGTCGAGTGCGATTGCGGCTGCGTGAGGTATTGCCCGCGGCGCAAGTAGGTCAGGTTGTACTCGCCGGCGGTGACGAGCGCGGCGTTCGCATAGCTCAATACCTCCAGCGTCGAACCCGAGCCCACGGCGATGAGCAACTGATCCTGATCGGCCTGGGCGGTGGTCCCGGTGCCGAGCACTGCCTGCTGGTTGTTCAATACCGCGGTGAGTGTGCTGGCGCTGTCCGGATCGGCGACATTGGCCAGCGAGCCTAAAATCGTGCCGTAGCGCGCCGGCGCGGTGATCGTGGCCAGCTGCTCGTAGTTCACGTTGTCGAACGAGAGCCAGGCCGTGCAGCCGCCCCACATCGTTCCATTGTTTGGGCCGCCGACGGCAATCCAGAGCTGCCGACCGCCATTGGGACTGACGAGCGAGCCGTAGGCTTCCATGAACGCGGGCGCCTGCACGCTTCCCGGGGCTGCGGCAAAGTTTGCGTTGTAGCCCTGCACGCTCGCCCAGTTGTAAACAGACGCTGTGCGCGAGACGCCGGTCATTTTCATCACTTCAATGGTGAGGCGATGATTCGCCTCATCGGTGACCTTCTGCACCCGGCAGAGCTGATTCACCCAGCCCAAGCCTGAGCCATCGGCTTTCACCGGATCATTCACGGCGACGTAGTCCATCGGCTCAAGCTGCGAGTAGTCGCTTCGCACCTTGAGCGTCGCGGTGTTGCGCTCGTACAGGTTCGCCTGCAAGATCAGCTGCGCGGCGAGCCCCGCGGCGGTCGAGTTGCAGAGCTGATGGAAGGTGAGCGTCGACATGACCCGCTCGCCGTTCGCCGATATATCCCCGATATCGGTCGCTTCCGCGATGTTCGTGTTGTAGTCGTTCGAGCGATCGCAGTACTCGACCCGCACGTGGTTATAGGTCGAGGCAATCGCCTTGCGCACGAGCTTCGGTTTTTCGAGGAAGTCGCCCTCGCCAAAGGAGAACTGCGGCGTGATGTTGGGCGTGTAGGTCACGCCGTTGCCGGTCACGGGATTGTCCGCGTACGGAATGACCTTCAAGACCCCGGCGCTCCACACCGGCGCGGAGTTGGTCACCTGCAAAAGTTCCGTCACGTAGTCCGCCGCGGCGCGCTGCGTCGTTTCCATTGGCGACACCGAGAAGCCCATCGCCTGGCAGTAGCTCTGGTAGCTATTGGTGCCGGTGAGCACGCCGAGCTGCGCTGAGGGCAGGCCGGCGCCGTGATTCGGATCCGTCAAATACTCGGTGAGCCACGCCGCCGCGTCGGCATCGAGCGCAAGACCTGCGAGCGCGGCCGTGGTGATCGGCCCGGTCGTAATGTTTAAGTTCAGGAGCCCGCCGCTCCACTGCACATTGCTGCCATTCACCGTGGCGAGGCGCACCTCAAAATCGCTGAAGGTGATGTTCCATTGGCCGTTGGAAAGCGGCGTTCCGACCAGCGTCGCGCTCGTTGCCCCGGCGACCGGCGCCGCGGTAAAGGTAATCGCGGTGCCGGCAAGAGAAGTAACCGCCACGATCTCGGCGGTGATATTCGGCATCTGCGCTGAGTTGCCGAGCGCGTAGCCCTGCGCGCCCACATAGGCGATGTGATCGTAGGGAATCGCTTGGGAGGGAAAATTGGTTGTGAGATACGACCAGGCAGTCTGCCCGCTCGTACCGGTAAAAAGCGTGAGGCCCTGAAGCGCGAGGCTCGTCTGATCCTTATCGCGCCACACCTGCGCGATGCTCGCGATCGGCCCTTCGCAAAAGGCGGCGGCGAATGAGGATTTGTAGTTAAACCCTGTCGTCTGCGATCCGGAGCCGCCCTTGCCGCCTTGCGATTGCGTGGGCTTCGATGAGAACGCGCCGTACCAGATGCAATTAAAGGGCGCCCGCTGGCGGCCGCCGATCAACGGGATGCAGCCGCCGCTCACGCTCGATGAGATCTGGATGCCGTTATAGCGTTGCGGGGTCATCGACTGACCCTTGCCACCGCCGAACATGCCGCTCATTTGGGCACCCTCGGCGACCAGTAGCTGTCGATATGCCCGCGCACGAGAGGCGCGCGCCGCTCTCGGATCTCGACCTGCTCAGCCTGAAAGTAAGCATGGATCATCAGCTCGTCGTCGACGACGATCGCGCCATGGGATTTGGTGCGCCCAAATTGGTAAAGCTGAATGTCGCCGGCGGCCGTCTCTTCGCGTTCGACCTGCACGCAGTATTTCTTCACCCAGGCGAGATAGCGTTCCTCGTCCTGGTGCAAGAACCACTGCTGCGCGTAGGGCCTTGGATCAAACTTAGGAGCCAGGCCTAAATCGGTGTAAATGCGCACCAGCAGCATCCCGCAATCGACGCCGGCGCCCTTCACATCGGCCATGTGATGCCAGGGCGTGCCGAGCCAGCTCTTGGCTTCCGCAACCACGGCCGCCCGTTCCGCTGCGGTGAGCGGACGCATCAGGGCTGGCTCGGTCATACCTTAAGGTTTCCGCCCGGCCCGCTGCCGATCGAGGGGACCGCGCCGCCGCCGGTCGGCGTCGAAGTACCGCCGTCGTAAAGAGTTTCCGGGACCGGGATGTACGGCGTCGCCTTGAAGTGCGCGAGATTTGAGAACTTGTTCTGACACGTGCTCTGCAACCGATCATCGCCGGGGTACACGCTGTACGCATCGCCCGGCGCGACCGTCTTTGGGAACGGGATCACGACCTGAACGCTGC